TCGCTACTTCTTTGTCGGGCACCTGCATAAGAACGCAAGTGCAAGGCTGAGCATATACGATGAAAGGAGGGATGAGTATATGGGCACGCAGGTAGAGATATGCCCTAGTTTGTGCCCGACCGATAAATGGCACTTTGACAACAACTTCACAGGCAATCAGCGCAGCAGCAAAGCGTATTTGTTTTGTCCTGATAAGGGGAGGGTTGCAGAATGGTATTTTAATTTGTAGATTAGCAGTGTATGAGAGTTACAGCAGTTAGTGAAGCCCCCGCGCAAAAGAGCGTTTGGGGCTTTCTTGTTAGTACTGAGCTGCGCCATTAAATAATTCAGATTGATAAGGTAAAGGCTTCGCACCCCACTGCTCTGCCATCGCTTCGGCTATACCTGTGTAAGTTTGAGATCTTATCTTCCAACGATATTCAGAAGGCGGTAGCTTCCATATCCTTTGTTCTCTGCCTTCAACAATATTGGTAGGTCGCAACAATGGAAGATTTTTAAGCCAAAGACATGTAGCCTTTGTTTCCCCGTGCCCAAACATCCAGGGTTGTATCACCTGACTTGGTTTTTTGATGTGACTACTGATGATAGAAATAGGGTTTTCTATCGCTATATGTTTTATTGGGGCATTCATTAAATCTTTCACGAACTGTAAAGCTGCCTTTTGTTGCTTTTGTTTTTGTTCAAACCACCGGGCACCAGACACAGCAAGATGAGTGCAAGGAGGAAATGCTATCATCATATCCCATTTATCATCGATTATGTCGAAAACATCACCTTGGTAATGAGGTCCAGGTGTATCAGTTGGAAGTAAGTCACAAGAAACCGCCTCATGCCCACGCCTACGCATAGCATCCCGCACTTTGCCCGAATATTCACACGCTACGAGTATTTTCATTTGCAATTGCTTTGTTGTTGTTAATGTAAAACTACAAATTAAACCCACCCCGCACAAACCCGAAAATAGCACCACTTTAGTCTGTCCACGAAATTCGCATCCATCAGCAGTAGTGCATCCTCTGTGTTATCAAAGAATAGGTTCTCTGCTAAGATAGCTGTGCATCGAGTTTGGGTAAGCACATTGAACTTATTTTCAAAGTCTGCATCTCCGTCTGATACGTCTGAGCGCATCGTTATCATGCTGCCAAACTCCTGCTGTACTTCATCCCATAGCTTCTGCCCTATCGCATCGCTGCGCGTTTCGCCCGCAGATGTATGCACCTGCCAGCCTCTAACGGTGCTGTCGTGCGCGTTGGCGTGGATGCTGATGAAAAGCACATCATGCAGTTGGTTCAGCCAGTTGGCGTAGCTTATGCGCTCGCCAAGGCTTATATCTTCATGCCAGCGGGTGAAAGGGACGGTGTACAAGAAGGGGATGCCAGAAGCAGCCAGCGCAGCCCCTAGCTCAAGGGCAAAAAACCTGTTCCATGCGCCTTCATAGAACCATCCGTCATGGTGCATGAGATAGCCTTCGTGGTACGCCATCTTGTCCGGTGCGGTGGTGTACTCGCAGGTGTCGGGATGGATGCCGCCGTGGCCTGGGTCGAGTAGGATTAATTTGCGTTTCATACTTGCAAGTTAAGCAACCCTGTAGTCGTTTACAAGCGGTTACATACGGGGTTGCGGGTGTTGCGTAGTTGGGTGCAAGCTCCGCAGGGAGCGAAGAACTATATCTATATTCGATGAAAAACTGAACATAGATAAGTATTGGATGCAATTTAATTTTAAAAATTTTTCCACACACTCTTTGAGTTTTGCAAACTCATTAGGGTTTTGGGTATTGCTCAATATCATATATCATCTTATTTAATAGCTCTTTTTTTCGTTTCTTACTACAATTAAAATACACATATCTGAATTTTGTTATATAAGGTTTGTAGTAAACATTTTCAGAACCAAAAACTTCTCGTATTTTCTTAGCTGTTTTGTATTGTTTCCATAGAGTTTTGTTATGGATGTTATTCCCTTTTATGGCTATCACCCTTCCGGATCTTCCACTTCTTCCTGTGTAAATAAAATTACTTGCTTGGTACACTGTTCCAAAATGTTCAAATTCAGGATCAGCAAAAGCAATAATAATATCCTTGTCAATCAGTTTTATTGTGTTTCCTATAAAATAACTTTCTGTGTTTTTAGGTGTGTCATCTTTAATCCAAAGCCTTGTAATTTCAATTACATTTTTCCTTTCATCCTTCCCACAAATATTTAATGTAGTTGGTGCAGTAGGGTTCCCATACAATATTACACCAATTATTGTTTCATCTTCAAATAGTCCAAAACCGTAAATACAAGAAGCTTTCGTATGTAAATAATGGTTTTCTATCTGTATTTTGTTCGCTAACTTTTTATCAATCAGCTTTATCTTATATTTTTCTTTTAATCCCATACTAAAAATTTTTAAAATTAAACAGTACCCCTTTCGGCAACTAACAACGTTCTTCGCTCCCTGCTCTACCCCGATTAAAGGTGAAGAAAGGGGGTTAATAAATACCCGAGTAGGGTTTGTCTAGCTGCCCTCCTACTGTCAGGCAGCCCACTATTATTGGTACGCCTGCACCCAACACTATGCTACCCGATCATATTCCGCTACGCTCCATACGCCGGGTAGCCCCGTCCGTTACACCCTAGCTAGGGCGCTATTCATCTGGTAAGGAGTTCCAATGATTGATTGTTTTTAATACCCAATTTTTAACTTTTAAAAAAATCACAACAGGCCAAAAAGCTATATAAGCCCATGATTTTATAACATCTTTTTTTGTTAAGTGTGGCCCAGGGAAATTTGTAACTTGGAAGTGTTCTCCAATAAGAAGCCATAAAATTATACAACCAAGAGGATATAAAATCATTGTTGTTTTTTTAGCGCCCATGCCAAAAGCAATAGGCGAAGATGAATAAATGTGGATGCCCGGTATTAGTTTCTTTAGCTGCTTCCGCATCCTCCAGCAGCCGACTATTAAAGGGTTTCGCTAGGTATAACTACAGCTACACTCAAGCGCTATTAATCATTAAGAAAGGTTATAGGCTTTGTGTATTTGACCTACTGAACAAAAGGTTTAGTCGCCTCTGATTATCGCGCCTGCGTGTAGCCCTGTACGTTAGGTACAAGCGCTCGCTAAATTGGCCCTTGATTTGGGATAACCATCTTGTGATACAAGTAGCTTTTGAACCTCCCTGCCTCTAAACATAAAATCAAGATTAAATGGGCGAATACCATCATCAGTGTTAATCCAAAAGGTTTCATCCTTCGCTCCTGTTTTTAAGGTTGTGATTTTGGGTTCATCTCCGCTAGGGCAAAGAATTAAAAAAGACCGATTAAGATAATCCCCAGATGGCTGTGGTTGGTCGAAACCAATTATCCTATCAAATCCATTCAAATCTATTAGTACGCTTTCATCAGAAGGGTAATTGGCATAAACATCAAACACCTTGTCAATTACAAAATCAGGTATTTTAGTATAAGTGTGAAAGCACTTTGGATTGATATTGTAAGTAATATCAATTTCTTTTCTGGTTTTGCTTACCCTGTGGAAGCACGTACCCCAGTGTTCAGACTGGATAAAGTATCCATTATGGTGGTCACTTTTTTTAGTAGCGACTTGATTGAAAGGCTTAATGTTGACAATCATAATTTTGAATTTGAACGTCTAGCTCCGCCATGCCCTTTGCCTTTAGAGCCAAACAGTTTAAAAAAAAGTTTTTGATATTCTGGCTTGTATTCGATGCCATACACAGTGCAAATATCCCTTACTGTAAAATCAGCATCGTGATAAAGTCTTTTGATTGCAGCAATGGTTTTTTGCTTAATAGTCCATTCAGTCACAGAATCACTATCCTGAACAGTTCGGTTGTCCTGGTCGATATCTTCTATGATTGAATAAATAGTCATAACGCTCGCTTGCCTAATTAAAAGATTCTATGAATAATTGATTTGCCCAGTATTGGTTTCTCTAGCTCCCTTCGCAACCTCCCCGTCTAACCCCGTCTAACTCCTTCAACCTTTTTTTCTTACCCTTCAGCCCCTCGCGATAGGCTTTTGCAAGCTCATGATTGCCACAGTCCTCTGCCTGCTGCGCACAGGCGGTTTCGCGCTTTATCTCCATGCGGAGGTGCCGTATCTCGAATTTTTCGTCTTTCATAGTTCTGATTTTAGGCGCTTCAT